ACGGTTCCAATGCGGTAAGCAATCGGGTTCGAGCCGTTGTCATCAATGCAGTACAGATTAGATCCATAAACCGCGTAGAGCATGGAAGACCCGGTGTAACCACGAGAAATACGATACATTCCTCGGCAGTTAGACTCAGGCATTTCCAAGTACAACCTGCTTCCAGAGATACTTCTCAAGATCATTGTGGAGCTAGATTCTTTGCTCTGTGTCTCTGGCACGAAATTGCAGGTTACGCTACGACAGACCTTCGAGACGTTGCTGTTAGTGTACCCACCGACAATTCCTTCAATGATTTTTGCTCTGGCCATGATTAGTCTCCAAAGATAAAGCTGCCCGATCTCAACTGAGCCTGAGTCGTAAGCCTATGGTTATTGCACACACCAGCTCTAACCACATACTTCAATGCACGGGTCTTAGCACTTAGAGCAGCAATCTTATCACCCAATTCGGTCTTGAGACGTTCAGTATGAGCCGGATCCAATCGAGGCCAACGCACTGCGCACTTGTACGTCAATGCAGTCAAGAACAGACTACGATAAGTATCTGGCGCTCTCACTTCAGAATCCAAGTCAAAGCTCCAAGCCTTGTTGTAGATCAAGTGCAGATCATACGAAGTTCCGATAAGTGTGTCACCCATGCGCGGCTTGATGTACACCTTGATCTTTGTGTCACTGATGGGTTGCCACGTATAAACGTACTGTCCCCAACCGCCAGCCCAATAGTCTTTGTACTCCACAAATCCAAGCGGGTAGGACTGTTCTCCTGTGCCATTCGGATACGGATTTTCGTAGTACATCGCAATTACCTTGTCGAGATTCTTAGCTTGTACATCGACAAAGTCATGCTTGATGTCAGGATCCAAAGTCCCAACAATAATTTCAGTGCGCATTCCAGCGGGTGCATATTCTACCACCGCTCGCTCACCGTTCGGAAGAGTCATAGCAGCTAAGGCTTCATCCATCGTAGCGTATGTATGAGATTCCCAAGCACCCATACCAGCTCCAATGTTAGCCACGTGCCATACAGTCGTATTCTTGTCCCAGCAGAACGAAGAGTCCCAAGCTCCAGCACTCGGAAGCGGAGGAAGTTCGGAGTCGTTATGGACTATCCAGAAATTCACACCCATGTCCCAGCTTTCGCCGAGAATAAGCTTCTCTCCAAGCACAGAAGGGATTATGACGCTCTCTTGCAACCACTGCAAGAGATTTTTGTCTGTAAAGTCGGCTGCAAGATCACGAAGTAGATCCAAGGCATCCATGACCTTATCGCCAGGAGCACTTTGCACCTGTCTGCGTCCTACCACGTTCGCCCGAGCCAGGGCTTCGCTAATTATATCTCGGATTGTCCACATAACGTCTCCGTTTATCAAGTTCAATTCAGAGTTCAAGAAAGGCTCTAACCTCCTTGGGTTAGAGCCTATATTCTTAGCTGTTAGACAGGAGTGGTGTAGATGTTAACTACAGCACGCGGGTCAACGATACCAGCCATAGCCACAACGTCCCAACGAGTGTCATTGATCATTTCGTCAATGTCAACCACACGGTTTTCGAACATCATGAAGCCGAGCACGTCGCCAGCCTTGGTTTCAGCATTGGAAGCATCGAACTTGTTGAGAGTTTCGAATTCCATTGCGCCATCAAGACGGAGCTGACCGCAGTAGTACATCTTGTTAGCAACGAGCGGAGTCGTAACCTTGACGTTAGCAGCGATCTGATCAGCGATGAAGGCATTGACAGAGCCAGCAGTGCTAGCAGGCTTCGTGAAATCGGCAATGAAACCGTCGCCACCTTCCTTAGCGAACACGCGGGTACCATTCTTTTCGGCAGAGTTGTAGAAGATGTTACCGATCGGGAGGGAGAGGGTCGTACCGGCAGAAGCCATGTTAACGTCTTCGCCCACAATGAAGTAGAACGGAGAGTCAGTAGCATCACCGAGCAGGTCGCAAGCCACAAGGCCTTCGATGTAGATCGGGGTGCCAGCCTTCACAGCGTACTTACCAGAAGTCACAGTGAGGTTCAAGACGAACGGACACTTGGAAGTCTTGGTCGGATCCTGATGCGTTGCGTCGTAGTTAGAGTTAGCATCGATCGCAGCCGCAGTAGCACCTTCGATCACGGTCTTGAGAGCAGAAGCAATCTTAATCTTCGGGATGAAGCGCTGAGAACGATATTCCACGTCATGGAACGTGCCGAGCAAGCCCTTGGAGTAGAATTCGGACGGAGAGCCAACCGGATTAAACTGCTGGCCGTTGGAGGTCAGGATAGCCTGAATCTTGGAGTCCACGAAGCCGAAGATCTTTTCAGACGAGATGTCTTCAAGATGAGAGCCAGCTTCAGCGAGCGGCTGGAAGCCAGAGCCGATGATAGCCGTAGCAGCCTTCGGGAAGTTGCGCTGTACGTAGGTACGAGTAACGTCCTGAGCGAGAGCGCCACCCTGCGGCTTAGCGACTTCATCTTCCCAGTTCACGTCGGTGTACTTTTCGATGGCGTCAGTGGAGACAGAGATGTTGAAGTCTTCGAGAGACATTTCAACCCTTTGTTCAACGAGCTTAGCGCGAGTCTTAGCCTGAACGACGTTGTAGGTACCAGCCGTGCCACCAGCAGTGCCAGAGACAGCCACGGCAGCAGCTTTCTGGTTAAGGCCATGATTGACCTGAGCGCGATCACGGATCACGAATTCATAGGTCTGACCATTGCGCTTACCAACGAGCTGATCAGAGAAGTACTTCTTGGAGCCAACCGTGAGGTACGGGGCGTTAGTGAGGAAGCGGAGCATCACCAAGGAGGTGAGCTTGTTAGTTTCAATAGTATTTACAGGCATGATTTTACCCATTAAGGATGCGCCTTAAGATGAGCATTCCAATCATTCATTGTCTTCGGAGCAGGAGGCGTTCCACCACCTGGATTACCTACAACACGACCGGTAGTCACCACAGGCTGTTGAGGAGGATTTGCAGGAGGAGTCTTCGGACTAGTCTGACGAAGCTTGCGGTTCATCAGCAACCTGTTCTCAATCGACTTAAGTTCCATAGCCTTGGCCATAGGACTGCGCTTCGAGATAACGCTCTTCAACACTTCCGGGCGCGTCATCAAGAGACGAACGAGCAACGGGCTGTTGTCAGTGTCATCAAGGTACTGAAGGACTGCATTCTCAGGATCTACCTGAGACAAGAACTCGACAAACTTGTCTCGACCATTCTCGAGCAGTTTGTTGTAATGGTCAATCTCGGCTTGATCAGTGAAACACTTCTCAATCCTAGACTGGTGAATCTCATCTGCCTGCGCGCTTTCATATTCATCAATAGCAGCTTGGCGGGACTGGGCAAGATTTTTGATGTCATGCTCAATCAGACGCTGATCGAATTTAAGGTTATTCGCTTGTTCTGGATCCAAGCCTTCGACGTTAGCTTTCTTAGTCGCAGCGAGCTGAGCCTGAAGATTGCTAATCTGGGCTTCAAGACCCTGAATCTTAGCCTTGTACTTCGATTTCTGTTTGATGAAAGCCTTATTGGCTTTGTATTGCGCAGCACCCTTTGCGTCATTCGTCGGCTTGGTAGCTTTCGGATAAGGCAATTTGGAGGGATCTCCGAGATCTTCTTCGCCAGCTTTGTAACGACCTTTCTCATCGCGAGGTTTGTCGTCTTTGGGCGGTTGATCATCCCCAGTTTGAGTTGCAGTCTCCTTACTGGGCGGAGTGGCAGAGTCCGGATTCGTATTACCAGTCGTGTTGTCCGGTTCAACAACGGCGGGAGTGGAAGACGGCTGGGTCTCGGTAGTTTGCGAGTCTACGCTAGACGGAGTGGTCTCTCCTCTCAGATATGCATTGACTTCTTCAATAGTCTGCATGATTACCTCAAATTTATGGGCTGAGTGGCCCGGTTCATTATTAAGTTAATTGATCCAATCACTTTTTGGCTTCTTTTGCAAGCTTGATAAGCTGTGCAATTAGCGGCAAGGCAGCTCCGCCAAGTGCAGCTCCACCCAGACTTACTCCAGGAACCATAGTAGCTTTACTTGAAGTTGGACTTGCCATAACCCCAGTAAGTACTTGGGCAGTAGTCGAAGCGTCAGTAGATTTCGGGATAGTGCTAGCTCCAGGCCCACCACGATGAAGCTTGATGTTCGCATTGTACCATCGGCCCAAACTGTCAGCGTTAATTAGCTCGCCAGCAGCCTTACTGTCGATCGGATACGAGTATGTACGGCCATTTTTCATTGTGATACTTGCAAGACCCAAACCGGGGCTCACGTTCACAGCCTGAATGAAAGAGCTTGAAGGTGTTGATCCACCGTACCTTGGATTCGCATCAAATGGACGGTAGTGAGGAGACTTAGCAACAGCTTCATCTCCCAACTGCTTAGCCATGATAGGATTAATCCCAGGCACGTGCATGAAAGACTCACGCAAAGCCCGTTCTTCCTGTGGAGTCATGGCGTAACTTGTTTCAGAATATCTAAGCCCCGGAAGCCCGCTGATCGAAGCATGACGCCTACTAGAAGCGTTCATGTTGACCGGCCCGGCTCCCAAAGCCACATGGAACTTAGGCACTGGGGAATCCTCCGTTAAGTGTTTCCATCTGAGTCTTCTTGGCATCGAGCATAAGCTTTTCAGCCTCAAGGTTCGTCTTCACAACATCGCCAGCAATCTTCTGACGTTCGATTTCAGCCTTAGCCGCTTCGTTCGCCATCTTCGCCGTAGCCGCTTGAGCATCGGCATCGATCTTGACACCTTGCTGTTCCAACTTGGCCTGTTCAATAGCCATCTTGTTCGTCTCAGCGATCTGGAACTTCTTAAGATCCACCAGCTCGTGAGTCTTGGTGTTGGCCAACTGAAGCGTCAAAGCGTTAATCTGATTCTGGAGCTCAACGTTCTGTTGCTTGGAAGCGCTAAGCTCAGTCATAGCCTTATCCATCGTAGCCTTCATCTGGTTCAGCACATGAACAGCCTGCGGATCAGCAGGTTCCTGAGATACAAGCTTCAGATCAACAGGCAGGTTAGCCGTAATGTCGTTCTCAAGGTTGCGCCCAAGATCATCCGAGATCGTGCTAGCCATATACTTAGCCAACAGCGGTTTCATAGAGTCCGGAAGCACCGTAGCAATCATCGAGAGCTCCTGTCTACGCTTCATGTTCTTCGTAATCACGTCCGGCCCTTGCATTAGCTTGAAGGTCAAGCCCGGAGCACCAAAGTTCTCAAGAAGAATACGTCCAATGGTACGAATACCCTTGTAAGCCGCGTTATAGAAGCATCCGACGTTCGACACAGCATTAGTCTGCTGCATAATCACTTCAGTCGCTGTCTTATCATTGAAGTTGATACCTTCGATCCCAGTCATCGGAATACCAAGAGTCTGGCTCATCAAAGTCCCAGCTTGCATGATCGTCTCACGCAAGTCCTGAGTCTGGAACTGTTCCACGATCGGCGTAGGTGCCACTGTTCCGTTGTATAAACATACCACGCTTTCGTCAAGATGCAGATTCTCGTAATATCTTTCCAGGTTTTCCAACGCGCCCACAGGCATCATGAAATTAGCCTTCGGACTACGGTTCAAGCGTTCAAGCAACGTACTGTAACCGATGTTAGCACCGAGCTGCAAGCTAAAGGTCGCACGCACGATACCAATGTAGTCGATCTTACGTTCTTCGTTACGCACCTTGTATCCGGTCGTACGCACGATAGGAATAATGGAGATCGGAAGCTTGGCAGGCTTCTTCACAATCTTGTTACCACAGAGCTGGGCAAACATGACACGACCGTCAGTGTCCTTCCAGTAGTAGTTCACAAGCTGGATCATGCCTTCCTTCATCACCCATTGATCGCCGATGTTGCACATGGTCGGTACAGTCTGCGGGAAGCCAACTCCAACCACATCATCGCCATACTGACGCTTGGCCTGATTCAAGCTGATGTAGTTAACGATAGCACCTTCTTCAGCATCGCTGCCATCAGTCTTAGAAATGCAAGGATCCAAAGCGGCCTGTCTGATGTCGTCAATCAGCTCAATCTTCGGTTCAGCCCAAGTGCTACCTTCAACCGGATCATCAAAGCTCACGGCAATCAAGCCTACGCCACCAATAGCCGCATTGTTGATCCATTCTACAAGGTTGCTTCGGATATCGGTGTCAGCTTCAAAGCGGTCAATAGCATCCTGAATCTTGGATACAGCTTCTTGACTCTTGTCATCAATTTCAATGTGATACGGACTCTGGTTGAACGGGCTGCTTACTGCATTACCGAACATCTTCCAAAGGTTCCACGTCTCTTTAGGACGTTTATCACGATGCCATTCCTTGATCAATTCCGGAGTCCAGAATTGACCGCTATAAGCCATAACATCGTTGTCGATGCGGTTGACAATGGCTTTGTACCAGTTGCTAGAGCGCTGGAGGAAGTCCTGCGCTTTAGATTGCAGTTCGCTGTCTGTCATAAGTAACCTAAATTGTTAAGGGTTTTAAGAGTTTGAATAGCGCTTCTTGCGTCGTTGCCACGTGCGCCACACGTTTGGGCAAAATGAGCCAGAATGAACGAGTCAGCTCTGTCAGGAGAATGACCCAAGACCTTCTTCATGTCTTCCTTCGGAATGATCGCATTACGGCCTTGGTTGTCAATGAAGAACAAGAACTGGTCAAGCTCTTCCACCAGATGTCTGTACTGCTCCTGATCCACAAAGAAACCGTCCTTGATGTATGACGCAGACTGAAAGGCCATTTGCGTACGAAGGTTTCGGTAGTCCTTTGGCTGATCTGATGCTGCACCAAAGTTAGCCTTGATGAGTCTCAGTCTCGGGTGATGCTTCACTTCGGCGTATAGACCGCCAGCCCATCCGCCAGTGTCATCCAAGGCCCAGTCCCAACAGTTGTACGCTTCCGATAGTTCAAGGAGCTTAGAGCTTTGAACTCCCGAGTCACCGTTGTCATTCATGGCTACTTGTTCCAGAATCCGGCTACTGTCAATGATGGTAAAGACCGTCTCGTCTCGACCAGATCCTGCCAAGTCCACTCCGCCAAAGCGCTTTCCTGGAGCTATACACGGACTGAACACGTACCAGCTCTTCTTAAAGACGCTATTCACCAAGTCTACGTCGATGATCTCACCAAGCACCTGTTGACGGTACATCGGAGAGCCTTCGCCATAACGTTCTTTCAGTCTTCGCTTAAAGTCAGCAGACGTGAACGGGTTATCAAAGGAAGTCGCCCTGATGATGCACTCTGGATGGTTCTTAGCCCAGTTGCTGTACCAGTTGCTTGATGGACTTCCATTCGGAGATGTAGTGTAACGTTCAAGAGCTACATCCACGTTCTCACCACGAGCACGGTCAAGCAGGAAGTTGTGATAGTCTTCAGAAGCCAATGCAGCTTCGTCGATCAGCACCCCATGAATGTCAGTAAGACCTACAAGACCAGTCTCGGCATCAGCAGATGATCCGAAGATCATCCCGCCGTTGTTGAATTCAATCGTATGATCACTCTTGTTGTGCTTATAAGGGATCTGGGCCAGATTGCAAAGACCTATGATCTCTCGGAACAGCACAAACTTCAAGGCTCGGAAGTTCTGAGCCGCACATATGATACGCTTGCCATTACCCGCTTGGAGCAATGACCATAACGCAGCTGCTCGAGTCTTACCAGCCGAAATCCCAGTCATCAACGAGAGGGTAGGCCAGTCAGACTTCTCCAGAAACTCCTTTTGGAACGGGGAAAGCTTAAGAGGAACTTGAAACATCCTTCCTCCACTTCCAATAAGCCAGAGTTCGGTAGGAAATCTTCATCTTGCCTAAGCGATCGTACACGTCTCCCGGCAGCACACAAGTCGTAGTAGTCCGACCATCTTCAGACAAGATGGTCAGTTTTCTACTATTCAATACGACTTTGCGGTCTTGAGGTGTCCTGCATTGTCCAAGGAGTTCTTTAAGCTCTTCATCATACGGTACAATACTCTCGTTACGACGTGGCATTGGAATCTCCTGGAGGAACAACAGAGGGGACAGTCTCAAAGACAAACGACACAGAAGTTTCAGTCTTCTTAGCGTCTTCAGTCTTTTCTTCCTCTTCCTTAACGGACTCTCCAACCTTCGCGTTGAAGCGCACACTGACAGGATTCGGATTCCAACCGGTAATACGGAACTTTCGTGAAAGAAGCTCCAGATATTGTTTGCCCAGTTTATCGCCGAATTCCACGTATGCAAGAGACAGCTGTACTTCTATCTTACGAATGTACTCTTCCACAAACTCTTCAAGAGCCTCTACAACTTCTACGCAATCAGGGTGAGCTCCACCTCTGTTTTTGAAGTTGCCCCAGTCCGTATTCACTGCAACTCCGGCAGGCAGAAATGGCTTAACTGCCTTAAGGAATGATTGCGTGTATGCGTATTGTTGGCCTGAATTCGTGGGATTGCCATTCGTACAGACGATAGCCAAAGTCATCTTCTGAACGTCTCTACTCTTCAATGTGCCACCCTTCGTCAGCCCTACCAGCACAGGCCACGTATGCGGCGTGTACTCCAGACATTTACTGGACACGGCAGGTTCAGGCATGTGGGACATGATGTACTTAGCGCTCTTAATGAACTTCTGGCGTTTCTTAGCTGCACTAGCTTCGGTTGCAATGAGTGCAGCTGCTGTTCTTTTCGGATAAGGATTGTTAGGATTTTTCTCTCCCATGATGTTCCTCCAGGATTAAGGTCTCCCGTAGACCTGATCTAATTTTCAAGATACGACGTGTCAAGCCTCTTAGGAAGACTCTTCTTGATCTCGTCAATGGCCACCTTGATCTCGTCAAACGTGTCATGAGTGATCTTGAATTGCTGTTCCATAAGGGCTTTCAACTCCCGCACCTCGTCTACCAGACCCACCCATGGCTGGGATCCGGTGTCAGGAGTCGAAACTTGTTTGCGCTTAGCAGCAGAAGCAGCTCGAGCTTTCTCTAAAGCTGCCTTCTGAGCTTCAGTCATTGGGCGTTTTTCAGCCATTACACATCTCCAGACAGACCGTCTTCATCCGGATTCTCCGGTGCGACAAAGTCTTCAGCGTCAAGGTCAGCATCGCCACTCGGGTCGGGATCCTCGATGGCCATGATTGCCTTGTTAATTTCGTTCTTGTCCTCTTCTTCGAAAGAGTACTTGATAGCGAGCTTGTTCAATAACTCGATGAGGCGTTCCATAATCTATCTCCTTTTCATATTTTCGATAGGTTGTTTAACGGTTTTCCACTTACCATCAATCTTTACAGAGCCATAGTAAAAGCCTTTCTCTTTTAATTGGCCTCTATATTCACGATTATAAGTGCTTCTAGCTTCTTTTGTCATTCCAGACCAGAAGCCATGTCCGAATCTAGAAGAGAAACTGCGATTAAGCATATTCTCACTTCTAGACACGTATCTCAAATTGTTGATATCATTATTGAGTTTGTTTCTGTCGATGTGATCTACTTCATTATCTTCAGGACATTTCCCAAAGAAGGCTTCTGCTATAAGTCTGTGAGCAAGGTACGCTTTGTTGTTAATTCGAACTTGAGCGTAACCAGAACCTGTCACTATATGCCGTCGCTCTGTTATTCTCTGAGGCTGATTAAAACGCCGATTAACAGCAAATATTCTTCCGTCTTTGGTAACAATGCACGGAGGGTCATTCAGAACTGCAAATACACAATCAACCATTGGAACCATCCTTTTGCAATTCTTGGCGCTTACGTTCCTGCTTGCGCTTTTTGTAACGCTGGATATGGTTCAATCCGTCAGCGCCCTTCTTAGCATTAAGCAGTTTCATGTACACTGGGTTCTTGACATTACGCTGTCTCGGATCTGGAATGGCACTCTCGACCATTTTATTCCATTCAGGGTTGTACGTTCCGGCATGAATGCTTCGGGTGACACCCATCAGCCCCAAGTACAGATTGTCCGGATCAAGGTTGGACGAGTTGGCATCCTTAAACTGAACTGGCATCGAGCTATTAATATCCGAAGGATGATGAGCCATATAGATAAGCCTTGCAGCACTATAGGACTTGCCTTGGAAGCTCACTCGGTACGGCATGTTCTTACCACTTCGATTCAACTTGGCAGGAACGTAGGTACCCTTGTTCGGGCCAACCAATGCAAGGATCTCGATAGCTCCAGTCTGCACGTTCACACGGATACGCTCCGGGAAGGCATAGTAGCAGTAATCGCCATCAAAGCGGTCAATTCGGAAAGATATAGTGGTATATGGGCCTTTGCTAGCCATAAGGGTCTCCTGGTTTGGTAGTTATTGAGTATCAATTATATGTTATCTTCCGGGTCACTCAAATATGATCGGAGACGTCGGAGACACACGGAGACGTCGGAGACGACCGAAAATTTCTCTTTTTAGATTTTGTCTCCCCTAATTTTTTAAAAAACAGAAGAGACGTCTTTTTTAAAAAGAAAATGAAAAGAGACGTCTCTTTGTCTCCATTTGCCGCCAGCCCATGTGTTACATGGAAAGGGATGGAGACGTGGCCACGTCTCGTCACGTCTCCGCACGTCTCCAAATTGAGGTAAGGGAGTTTTCAAATCTCTAAAGATCTTTCTATCTTCAAATCTCAAAGAAAAACAGTTTAAGAGCACTACTACATAACTACTAGATGAAGAGCTCAGTTACGGGTTGATTGAGCAGAAATTATCACAAACACTCTATCAGAGGAAAACACCCATGATATACTTATGGTACAAAGATCGTCCGATTGAAGATCAGGAAGAAGCAAAGAGACTTTTAGCAACGGTAGTCTGTGAAGGCAGTCCGATGTCTAACATGAATGATTTTAGATTCCCTGATCATATCCCGACGTTCGGTGAAAAGGCAAAGAGCAGAAGGTCTATCAGATCGGGACAAGATCTTTGGCAGTATAATAAAGATAAGACCGTTCGTATTTGGAATGGCTGGATGGGGGATATTGAAATTTTATCTTCTCATGCCGATGGCGGTCATTGGAATCCCGTGGTACCGTCTTGGAGTGGAAGGCAATTCCGCATTCAGTTCACAAAGGAAAATGGTAAGCGCACATCATGTGGACTATTCGATTGGGTGGCCCGTCAGTTCGGCCTTCTTACCGATCCTAAAACGCAAACAGCCGTTCCGAAAGACGGTGACGTTACAAATATCCGTATCAACAACATCGAGGTTGTAAATGCCTAATCAAAGTCTTAGAAGTATCATCGCCAGCTATGGTTACGAAATCAACAATGGCAAGCTGATATTTAAACCTACTGGAAAAGAAGCCACGTCTAAAGAAAAGATCACCTTGAAGAACAACGTGTGTCAGGTGCATAATATCCTCATGCAAGACTATGACACCGAAATGAATAAGCTTCTTCAGACAGCTACTCAAGTTAACGCTTCAAAAATAGAGACGGGTATTCTTGATGTCTATAGAATGAGGCGTATTCACTGGAACGACGTTGATAAAGATCTTTGGTGCAAGTACTTCTCTGCATACCGTGGAGACAATGGTAACACCTTGGTGTTCTGCCATGATCCTAAGAAGACTTCGGTTACGGCTCTTGCTAAATTCAAGCTCGGCGATGTTGAAAAGAATGCTAACAGCGACTTCTCTTTGAACCTTGAAGTCGAAGTGGCAGGAAGTTCTATTCTCGGCATGATTGAAGCTGAACTTGGAGAGATGGAAGATTGGATCAACAATGATCTCTTGAAGAACAACACCATCAAAGACGAAGATGAGCTGCTTGAAAACATCTATGCCAACTATCCGGCCTCTATCTTGGAAAGCAGTGCTAGGATCGAGTATATCCGAAACGGCGAAGATAAGCGCTTCCTTGAAGTACGCTTCAAAGGTACTGGTCTTAACACTGGATACTTCTCCGTGCCTAAGCATATCTCTCTGATCATGGCCAAGATCGCAAAGAATACTATGATCGCGGATCAGCCGTACTTCTGGAGTACAGATCCGAGTGTTCCAGCATTGAACTTCACCAACATTAGCGATGTGATGAATTCTACTGTGACGGAAGAAGAGATCAAGGATTGGCTTGGTGTTGAAGCTAAGATCATAGCTGGAACCGGGGCAGACATCATCAAGTCTTGGAGACATGCCTTTGTGTCTATCTTTGACTTCAGACATTCTGGTCGTCAGGCCATATTCCTTACTGGTGTTGGCCATATTGGTAAGAGTGCCATTGCCAATGCAATCTCTGGAGCATTCGGCCCTGCGGCTTGTAGTGAAGAACCGGAATCCCTTAACAACCACTTTAACATGAACACGTTCGGTAAGCGTCTGGTGTATGTTGGTGACTGTAAAGACAGCATTAACGTTACAAAGTCTCAGAAGTTCCAGCGTATGACTGGTGGTGATACGG